CTTGCCAAGAAAATTGCACAGCAAGCAAACAACCAAGATCCTGACACCATCCTCAAGGTGGCACAGATCGATGAAGCCCTTGCTACAGGTTCACTGACTACCAAAGAGCAAAACACTTTGGTCAAAACCCGAGATGCCTTGGTTCAGCAAATGGAAGACACTGGTGTCAGTGATGTCACTGCTGATCCTTTCGAGGCAAATGTCTTCAAAGAGGTAGACGCCAATGCCAGGGAAGTAGACGCAGCATCACTGAGAAAGATTGAAGAGGATCCATTTATGGAACGCTTCGATCCTGTAGCTACACCAGCTTTGGCTAAGGAAGGTACAACCGGTCGGTCTGCTGTTAAGGCTGGCAACGTCATTAAGAACGCTGCTGATAACGCAGCTATCCACAAAGGTATGGCAGCGGGTGACCCTGCACCGATTGTTTCGGATGGGATGCTCAGAAAGTTCCTTAAGGCTGGTGGTCGTTCCCGTAAGGCTGTAACAGGTCTGATGGAAGCTGCACGTGATCAAGGTGACTACGACGTTATTGTCAATAACTTCCGTCAAGCAAGATCAACACTCGATGACGATGCTTTCAATCGTTATGTGGAGATTGTTGGTAACCACGATGCAGACGCACTGCGTAAGTCTTTCAAAAAGAGCACTATTGTTCTTAAAGATGGTGTAGAGCAGACCATTCTGAACGAAACAGATAAGGTTGCTGTTCAGATGGCAATCCGAGATCTGACAGATATGTATCTCGGTAGAGCAACTGCTGGGCAGTCAGCTAATTTCATGAATACACTGTCTGCTGAGGTTCGTACTCTTTCAGAGTCAGCTCTTACTTTCTCTGAGGTTGTTGACGAAAACATCGTCATGGAAAAGGTCATCGATAAGTTGACCATGCTTTCTGAGGAATACGCTACTGCTAAGTACATCTGGGGCTGGCAAGGTCAGAACCTCAACTTCTTCAATAAAACCTTTACAGGAGCCAAGCCTAGAGAGCTTGTCGAAATGACTATCGGTGAGTTTGATGAGGCTACTTCTAAAATCCACAAGCAAAAGATGGAAATGCGTAAGACCCTTATGGGTATGCGCGACACTCAGCCTGAGCTGATGCGTCCTTTGTTTGAAGCCTTTGTCAACTCTAAGGGTGACATTGATACTGTTGACAAGCTTACTAAATATGCTTTCGACCGAATCAATCCTGCTAACTACATCTACAACGAAGGTAGTCAGAACCTGTTTTCTAAGGGTCTTACCTCCATCATCCTTAACAATGTCCTGTCTGGTCTTTCTGCTGCACGTGCCATTCTTGGTAACTCTGTAGCTATTGCCAACAACTTTATCGAAGCAGGTTTAGGTCACTTCCCTGCATTCACTAAGAATGCTGAGGAGTTCGATCGGTTCCGTTACATCTACGGTGGTATTCAAGAAACCAACCGTCGTGCTCTCAACCATGCCTGGGAGACGATGAAGGATGTCACTAAGGATCCTTCTAATAACCTGGATGCTATTCGTAAAGATCTTCAATACTTTGATGATCGTCAATGGGATGCTGTTGATGCTGTTGCAGAGAACGTCTGGAAGAACGAAAACAAAGGTGCTTATTACCTTTACAAAATTGCAGATGCTAATGACAGCTTTGCTCGTTCACCCATCTCTCGATACAACTCCATTCTGATGAGCGGTGCTGACGGCTATACCCAGACCGTCATGTCCACACAGATCGCTCGTATTAGAGCCTGGGACAACCTCAAAAAGGCTGGTAAAGAGTTCACCGTTGAAAACCTGCAGCAGGCTGAAAAGGAAGTTATGCGGACTATGTTCGATAACAACGGCAAGCTGACTGATTGGGCTGCAAATCATGCAACCAAAGAAGCTGCTTTGAACTTGGATAACGAGTTCGCTGATTGGCTCACTGCCACAACTGACCGTATTCCAATGCTTCGGCACCTCATTATGTTCCCACGTACTGGTGTCAACTTCCTTGTTAAGGCTGGTTCTTATATCGGTCTCAGTGCAATCCCTGGTTCTGGAAAATACGCCAAGGTTCTTTACGCCCGTACTGACAAGCAAATTGCTGATGCACTCGCTGCACACGGCTTGACTGATATGGCTAAAGATCCCAACGCTATGGCGATCTACAAACATCTCAAGAAAACATATGCAGGTCGTCTTGCTTTCACTGGAATGTTGGTGGGTAGTTTGTATAGCTACGCCATGATGGGCAACCTCCGTGGTCCTGGCGCTATCAACCCCAATGAGCGAAAGCTCCAACGCGACAGCCTCAAGCAAGGCACTCAGCAAATTAAGGTTGGTGGAGTTTGGTTTAGCTACAAGGGTATCGATACTATTGAACCGATTCTGGATCTACTTGGTGATCATGCGTATCACGCACGCGACCTGAGTCCTGAAGCACAACACGATGCACTTGACCGCATTACTTATATCGTCAGTACAGCCTTTTTAGATGGCACTGGTCTCAACGGTTTGCGTCCTTTGATGGATGCACTCAACGGTAACGAGACTGCGTGGAACCGTCTTGTAGCTAACACTGCTCGCGGTTATGTGCCTTTCACTGGTGCTCAAAGCGTCGTAGCACAGGCTATTGATAGCAGCCTTAAAGACATTCACAACGATCTTCGTGGCTATATGTTGAACCGGATTCCCGGTGCAAACACAACACTTCCACAACAGATTGATTTTTGGACAGGTGAACCTATCAATGATATTGGTAACCCGATTCTTCGCTTGCTGAACGCTGCAAGTCCTATCAAGGTGCAGGCAGACCAAGAACCCTGGCGTCGTTGGCTCTTTGAGTCCGGCTGGGATGGTATGCAACGTATCCGCTTTGCTTCCGGTGGTGGCAACTTTGAGTACACACCTGAGCAACGTGAGCTGATCTATCGCTATATGGCGGAAGAGAAGCTTGGTGAAAAGATTGCTGGTCGTGGGTTTATGAAGAACCCTCGCTGGCAAAAGCTGATTGACGAAACAAGAGAATCAGTTAAGAGTGGTGTTGTCGAACGTGATAAGTACGGCAACGAGATTACAACTCGATTGAAACTTCTGCCACTTCATTCTGCAATTGATGAGTTGCTTGATGGTGCTAAAGAACGAGCCGAAGCACGGCTTAAAGCTGAGTATCCAGATATTGCTACTTCTATCTTTATGCAGAAGCGTCACGATGCTCTTACTAAGCAAGGTCGTGTTGCAGAAGCTAATCAACTACAAAGACAAATCGAATCCTCCCGCCAAAACAAAACCGAACAAATCCAATCGTTCGCTAATTACAGGTAATTCTGCGTAATGGCTATTACACAAAATACATACACAGGGAATGGTTCCACCACCAACTTCTCTTTTACATTTCCATATATCAAGAACGCCGACGTAAAAGCACAGATCGACGGTGTTGTCACAACTCAATTTACTCTTGCCAACGCAACTACTGTATCCTTCAACACAGCCCCGGCCAACGGGGCTAACATCATTATTTTCCGTGATACGAGTAATGATGTAAAGACTGCAACTTTCTTTGCTGGATCAGCTATCAAGGCTGAGGATCTGAACGACAACTTCGATCAGGTTCTTTACACAGCACAAGAGGTTGATAACAACGCCCTGCAAACGTTGGGCGGAACTATGACCGGAACGCTCAACCTCGGTAAGAGTGTTGATCTGGTCTTTGAAGGCAGTACAGACGATGCAAGCGAAACTACTCTGCGGGCTACAGATCCCACAGCCGATCGCACTCTTCTCCTGCCTGATGTAAGCGGCACCCTTGTGTCCACTGGTGATACAGGCACCGTGTCTACTGGCATGGTTGCTGACTCTGCAATTACCAGTACCAAGATTGCTGATGGCACCATTGCTACGGGTGACCTTGCTGATGACTCTGTCACTGCAGACAAGCTTGCACACACAGCGGTAACTCCTGGCAGCTACACGGCTGCTGACATCACCGTTGACCAACAGGGTCGAATCACTGCAGCAACTTCTGGCACTATCGCCACAAGTGAAATCGCTGACGATGCGGTCACTCCAGCCAAGCTTGCTGATACCTCCGTTACCGCAGGTTCCTATACGGCTGCTGACATCACTGTCGATGCACAAGGCAGGATCACGTCCGCCGCTTCAGGAACTATCGCCACAAGTGAAATTGCAGACAACGCTGTAACAGCGGACAAGCTTGCTCACACCTCTGTGTCTGCAGGAAGCTATACAGCAGCAGACATCACTGTTGACGCACAAGGTCGCATCACTGCGGCTGCTAACGGTGCAATCGGTACTTCTGAAATTACAGACGCTGCTGTTACGACAGCAAAGATTGCCGACAATGCAGTCACCACTGCAAAGATCGCTGACGCTGAGCTTAGTGAACTCGCCACTATGGGAGCCACTACCGCTTCTGCTCTTGCTGATCTTACCCAGGCAGAGGTCAACATCCTTAATGGTGCAACTGCTAACACCTCTGAAGTCAACATCCTTGATGGACTGACAACCACCACGGCTGAGCTAAATCAGCTTGATGGCAAGACCATTAACTCATCGCTCGTTCCCGCTAACACCAACGACATCCCCACCAGCTCTGCTGTCAACAGCTTTGTTGTAAGCATGATCGACAGTGTGGGTGGTTTCGTCGCTATTCCAGACGAAAACAGCTTCCCTACCGCTAACCCTGACCCCTCTGATGACGCAGGCACTGTTGTGTCCGTCGCTAATGCAGGCGGCATGGCTATCAACGGTAGTGGCGTAGGCGCTGGACAAACAACCGCGGGTACTGCTGTCACTATTACTGGATTCCCGTCCAGCCTTTACAGCAGCACTCTCAGCGATGGTCTTGGTGTTCAGGTACAAACCACCAGCACACTCAACACCTATACCTATCACAAGCTGATTGCTAAAGAAGCTGATGTTCAGCAACTTAGCCAAGACATCAACGATTTCGGCAACCGTTATCGCGTTTCTGCTACTGCACCGACAACTAGCCTAGATGCTGGTGACCTGTGGTTTGACACCACAAACAATGAGATGAAGGTGTACGACGCAGGCGACAGTGCCTGGGCAGTCGTGCAATCTATCGGTGAGTTTGTCCAAAACACACTGTCATCTTCTAGCGGTACAGGTGGTGGTTCCGGTTCTTTCAATGGTTCTGCTTATCGGTT